TCAATAGGTGGCTACTTTACCAGATTCTTTTGTGTCTGTAACGACAGATTGCACGTAGGACAATAACCAAAAACTTTTTCGCCCATCCTTGTATGGCCTTTGGTATCTGCCTTCACGAATCCGAGCGTCTAGAGTTTCAGGTTCGATATTGAGCATGTGTGCAAATTCTTCACGACCAACTCGGCGTTCTTCTTTTGACTGAGCAATACGTTCAGCTACAGCAACAATCTTTTCTAGAATGCTAGCCTCTATTTTAACTATTTGTCCCATTTACTCCTCCTTACTTTCCGCTTTAACTTCTCGATCAAGACGCTCAATCTCCGCAATTAATAAAGCGGCTGCACGAACCAAATCTTGTCTTGGGCTTTTTGGTTTCCAGAAAGTATCAGCAAAAGGCCACCATCCTGCAGCATCCTCATCCATATACACTTCGGGGCCGAAATCTTTGCTGTTATAAACCCAACCTCTACTTACTACATGATCAACGTAACAAGATGCAGCTCGTGGCAATTCATTTGCTTCATAGAGATTATCAAATTCAGGTAAATACCCTTCTTTTATAATTTGGCGTTCTCTTTCATTAAGAACATCTTTGACAGCTTGACTGCTATATAATTCACTCATCCTTCAGCTCCCGATACGTTTGGCACACTATGAAAATGCATCCAGTGTGAAGGCGCATCATTATGATAATTTGCCCATACACTATTTAAATCTTCATCAATAGTCATATAGTCTTGTTCGGGGGTAACATCAGGTGCATCAGCCCAACAAATAAGTACCATTATGTCAGTTGGCGGCCATTCATCATCCACGCTGATCCAAGTCGGCAACACCTGAGCACTGGCGTCATTCCATGCGGCATCCCAAATCAACCAAGCTTCATGACGAGGACTAGTTGGTAAATATCTGTGTCCTGTTAGTGCCTCTTGTCTATCTAGTTGACGTTTTAAACTTTCATAACTGCAATTACATTCTTTGGCATGAAATCTTTCAAAAGCTTCTCTTTTTTTATTTAGATCAATCATTACCTAAGCCCTCAAATATTCTTCTTTAGTCCACTCAACAAACTCTTTATAAAGCTGCTGCGCGGGTTTATTTAACCGGTTGTGATAGTCGATCGTTATGCGGCGCCAAGCTACTGGTACGGCATAATGTTTCGTTAAAAGCATTGCTTGGTTTAACCCTTGCTGGACTATTACAAAGCCCAGCAAGTGCAAGTAATTAGTAAAACCAAGTAAGTGCTTGTTATTCACTTTCTTGAATTGGTCTTTCATTCTAGAAACCGTCTCCTAATAGAAAATCAGGCTCTGCTTCTGGTTGAGAAACTGCTGGATTTTCTAATTCATAGCGGCGTTTTCTTATATAGCCCATTAGCTTCGGTTGAATCTGCGGATCTCGTGCAGCCACGTCTATTTCCAAAGCATCTAGCGTTGTAAGGTCTGGTGCAGTTTGGATTAGAACCATTAAAGAGGGTGGCTCATTAGCAGATGCCTTTTCTTTTTCTAGCTCTTCAAGACGTTTGTGAGTGGCGAGAAGGATAGGCTTCATTTGTTCGTCATCCCATGTGCGGGTATAACGATAAACCGCATTTACTTCATCTGGTGTTTTTGAGTCTTTTACACGCTGTAGAAGAGTATCTAGGGTTTGCTGATACTCATTGTTTTTTTCTTGCTCAGGTGTAGGCTGAGTTAAAAAATCTTCAGGTGAAGACACATAAGGTTGTTCTGTAATAACAATCGCACTATCTAAAGCTGATCCTATATTTTCTGAAATATCTTCGGATTGCACCAATGAGTCTTCAGAAGTAGTTACATTTGTTTGCTCAGTAATAACAATTGTAGGTTGTTTAACCTCATCAACAATTTCAGAAGTCTTTTCTACAACTACTGTCTGTGCACCTTTTGATTTCTTAGCACGCTGTTTCTTTGGTTCGTCACCTAGGCGAATAACACTAAAATCGTCACTAACTTCAAAACCTAACGCTTTAGATAGTGCTTTTAATTGAAGCTTGGCGTTTTCTGCATCACGTTGAACAAAGCCGCTATTAATAGATTCAATTAATGCGGTGGTTCTAAAATTCACGACGTAAATAGAAGGCGAATATGTAGTAATTACAAAAACATCCTGTCCTTCCTCATATTCATCAATAGTTAATGGCTTTGTGAATGTAATGCCAGCCAGCTCAATAGTTTCGATTTTGATGCAGAATTCAAAACCCGGTTTACCAAAAACAGAAGCGGGGAATTGATCTAAGTCAGAAAAGTCCAACATGTCTCCAATAGGACGACATAGAACAGTTTTACCTTTTTGAAGTGCTGCAAATGCTTCTTGAGCAGTTAAAATATTTTTCATGCTGTCATCCCCGTTTTCGCTAAGGTTTCAATTTCTTGTTTAACTGCCTTAAGTTTTGCCGCTTCAATTTGGATAAGGGCATCGATACCTAAGTGCTCACAAACTGTTTTTACATCGAGGCCACGTTCAGCTATGAAGTTCTGAAGTTCATCTCTTTGTTGATCTGAGATACCGTTAAATTCTGGTGGACTAATCCAAGTGCCACGTTGCTTATCAAACGTGCAATTCAATGCTTTAGCTCTCATTAACATTGCTTGGCGCATGTTCTGGTAATACATGTGTTCTTTATCAAGCGACTCAGTTAATTGATTAAGGTCACCTGCATGCTCTGCTTCCTCACAGCTTTGTTTCCAGTTTTCTAGCTCTTCTTGGGCTTTAGCTGCTGCAAGTTGTGCAGGCGTTAAGGTGTTAATGTGGTCTTTAGCTTGAGTAATCAGGTCAGCCAAGAAAGTGGGATGTGCTTTAAGATCAGGTACCCATACTTCACCGGTTTCACCGCCTAAAGCACCTGAGTTTTTCGCATGATGTGTAGGCGAAGGTTTGAAATTAATAACGCGGGCATTTTTACCTTCACCAGTAGTAACAGTTGTTAGATAACCCATGACATCTGCGATACGGTAAAGCTCGTTACGGTTTTTACCACCTAGATCTGGTCGGTAAATAATTTGATCACCGTTTTGATCTTCTGATGCGTGTGCAATGAAAACAACATCTTTACCTAAACTGATCAAAGTATTGATGTATTGCTTAAAAGTTTGGTTCGCTAAACCTTGAGCCTTTAACTTTAAAGAACCATCTTTTTGACGGTT